ATGAGAGTTGACTCTGTGGTGAATATTGATAGAATAAAGGATAATAATATTAGAGATGGTTATGATACAGTAATTATCTCAGATTATGACAAAGGATTTTTGACAGTAGAAGATATTGAGTACATATGTACCAATCATCCTCAGGTGTTTTTAGACACTAAGAAAATTCTAGGTAACTGGGCAAATGCTGCTAGGTTTATTAAGATTAACAATTATGAGTATGAAAGATCTAAAGATTATTTTCAGAATACTAATGTTCAAGATAGGGTAATCCAAACTATGGGATCAGAAGGATGTTATTTTAATGGTAAACAATACTCTGTAGAACAAGCAGAGGTGATGGATTTATCTGGAGCTGGTGATACATTCATGGCAGCACTAGCAGTTAAGTATACTGAGACAGAAGATATAGATTCTAGTATTACATATGCAAATTCTTGTGCATCAAAAGTTGTTAAAAAGAGAGGAACTACAGTAGTATGAGAAAAGTTATTTTAACTGGATCTGATGGATTTATTGGGAGTTCATTTAAGAAAACTCTCAGTAAAACATGGGATATAGTAGAGGTTGAAAAACATAATTGTTGGAGTTTCTTATTAACTTTTAGAGATTGGAGTCAGGTTGATTTTATATGTCATCAGGGTGCTAATTCTTCTACAGTTGATAAAGATTTATTTGATATCTGGAAATCTAATACAGAGTTTAGTTTAAATTTATTTCAACTAGCAATAGAACATAAGATACCTGTAAAGTATGCATCATCAGCATCTGTATATGGAACAACAAATAATATGATGAATCCATTAAACTACTATGCTCTCTCAAAATTAACTGTTGATTATTGGGTGCAAGATAATATCAAATACTTAAACATATTCAAGGGTTCAGATATTTTAATGTTTATGGTGAAGGTGAAGAAGAAAAAATAGCAAGAGATCAATCTAGTCCAATTAGTAAATTTATTCATCAAGCAAAAACAGAGGGAATAATTAGAGTATTTGAAAACTCTAAAACTTATTTCAGAGATTTTGTTTGTGTAGATGATCTTTTAAATATCATACTAGATAATACTAGAGAGTCTGGAATCTATGATCTTGGTACAAGTAGTCCAATATCATTTCTAGCAGTTGCAAATATTGTAGCAAAGTACTATAATGCACATGTAGAATACATACCTTTTCCAAAACATTTAGAAGGTAAATATCAAACATACACAAGGGCAAAACCTGAGTGGGGTACTTACAAATTTAAAACAGTAGAGGATTATGTCAAAGATAGTTTGGACTAATGGATGCTTTGATCTATTACATCCAGGTCACATAGAACTTTTCAAAGTTGGTAAATCATTAGGAGATAAACTTATAGTAGGTTTAGATTCTGATGAAAGAGTCAGTGAAATGAAGGGTGATACTAGACCAATAAATACCTTTGAAGATAGAAAAGCAATTCTTGAAGCTATAAAATATATTGACCTTGTGTTAGAATTTGATAGTGAAACAGAATTAGAAAATCTCATACAATTATACAAACCTGACATCTTAATTGATGGGGGTGACTGGAGGAATGCAAATGGAGTGGGTAGACAATATGCGAAAGAGGTTAGATTCTTTGATAGAATCAAGGGGTGGAGTAGTACCAGAGTCATCCAAAGGTGCGCTAATGCAAGCTGGTGATCCTATAAAATTTGTATCCAAAGGATGGGGTTATGAGAAATGGATTGCTAATAGTCCTAGTTACTGTGGCAAACTTCTCTTCATAGCAAAGGGTAAGAAATGTTCTTGGCATTATCATAAATTAAAGGATGAAGTTTTCTATGTGCAGAGTGGTGCTATTGAACTTTCATATGGATGGAATGCAGATAAAAAATTATCTAAAACTATCACACTTATAGAAGGAGATAAGTTTCATGTTCCTACAGGTTTGAAGCATCAAATGTTTGCTCTAAAGGACACTGAATTGTTTGAGTTCTCTACTCAACATTTTGATTCAGATAGTAATAGAATAGAGAGGGGAGATTAATGAGATACTGTGTTGATATTGATGGAACTATTTGTACACCCACAGTAGGAAGAGGATATGAAAAAGCAGAACCTTGGAGTGATAGGATATCAACTATCAATAAATTATATGATGAAGGAAATCATATAACATATTTTACTGCCAGAGGTATGGGTAGATTTAGTGATGATCCAAATGCTAGTGTAAAAGCATCTGCTCTATTGTTTGATCTCACAGAACAACAACTTAAAGATTGGGGTTGTAAATATCATGATTTGATATTAGGCAAACCTCATGCAGATTTCTTTATAGATGATAAAGGAATACAATGTGATGATTTTTTTAAAGACAAATGAAAATTTTAGTTACAGGACATAAAGGTTTTATTGGTAGTCATGTCTATGAGCATCTAACTCAAATAGGTTATGATGTAGATGGTCTAGATAGACCAGATGATATTGGTGATTTTAAAACTGATAAAATGTATAGTGTTGTCATACACCTTGCTGCATATGCTGCTCTTAGAGATAGTGTAAAAAATCCAGATAAATTTTGGGAGAACAATGTTAAAAAATCACAACCATTATTTGATTATTGTAGAAAGTATAATATTAGGTTGTTGTATGCAAGTTCTGCTGGTGCACATGGTTGGTGGCAGAATCCCTATGCAATAACAAAGAAGATGAATGAAATTCAAGCACCACTTAATAGTGTTGGTATGAGATTCTTCAATGTTTGGTCTGAACAAGGAAGTAGAGAGGATATGCTTTATAGAATGCTACAAGATAATACAGCACAATATTTAACAAGACATAAGAGAGATTGGATTCATGTACATGATGTTGTTAGAGCAATCTGTTATTTGATACCAGACAAGTTTAGAGGTGTATTAGATATAGGAACAGGAACAAATTATTCTGTTTTAGAATTGGCAAAAAGAATGGGAAGAGGAGATCTTCCTATAAAAGAAGATACACCAGGTGAACCTGATTCTTTATGTGCTGACATTACCCAATTGACAAAATTAGGATGGTTTCCTACAATAGACATAATGGATTTGCTACATGGATAGAAATAAAGCAGCATACAAATTAAAGAACTTTGGTCCTGTATATTATCTCAATATGGATGAACAACCAGAGAGAAAGATCTATATGGAAGCACAGTTTAAGTATTGGGAAATAGAAAACTATACAAGAATATCTGCATATGATGGTAGAGAAGATGACCTTAGTGATATTATAAAAGGTAGGTATCCTGATCACATGTCAAGTGGTGAGGTTGGTTGTACAACTTCACATCTTAAAGCAATTAGACATTGGTTAGATACATCTGATAGTCCATATGCAGTTATGATGGAAGATGACTGTAGTTTAGATCTAGTAAGATATTGGAACTTTACTTGGAGTGATTTCTATGCCAAGATTCCTTATGATTGGGATGTAGTTCAGATTGCTGTGATATGTACAGGTGATGTGAATTTAAAAATTCATAAAAGATTTGTAAATGAATTCTCAACTGCTTGTTATATTATTACCAGACATCATGCAGAGAAGATGATGAAATTGCATTGGAGAGGAAAGGATAAGTATAGATTGGATAATGGTGTAAGACCAAGACCAGTGGCTGATGATTTACTTTATAATTCTGGTAATACATATACTATTCCACTTCTTCTATACAAACTAGATCTAGGTTCTTCTATACATCCAGAACATATAAATGCATTTCATAAAGGTAATTATGATGCTCAGTTTGCATATTGGAGTCAAAATGGTGCACAAACTGAGATAGATCATCTCATGGATTATGATCCTTATCTGGGTAGGGTAGTGGAATCCACACTCAATGAACCACAAAAAACTTGACAATATGTTAAGAATCAGATATAGTGTAACTGGCACATGTGACAGTTCACATAAATAACATTATACAAAGGACTCGAAAGATCGTAACCCTATGTAGATGTAAACAGTTTTCTATGTCGAGAAAACTACCATCCGCAAGGGTTTTTCTTTTACCCATGCGAGACAATAACAAATAAAATGATTAAATCAACAATAGCTGCAGTAGCAGCAACTCCTCTTCTAGTATCTGGTGCAGCTTTTGCTGGTCCATATGTTAATTTAGAAGCAACTGGTTCATACCCTGATGGAGCATATACATCTGGTGGATTAGAAGCAGTAGTAGGATATGAGGGAGAAACTCCTGGTGGAATTGGTTGGTATGTATCTGGTGGTCCTACAGTGACTCACACAGAATCTGCTGATGAGTTTGGTGATGTAGAATTCATTGGATACCTTGGTGGTTCTTATGATAAGTTCTATGGTGAAATCTCTGGTGTAACAGCTGAAGATGATGTTGACTGGTCTGCTAAAGCAGGTGTTAAGTTCACTTTCTAAATAACCTTGAGACCTTATCGTGCGGTCTCTGCAAAACGGAACAACCCAAGACTCTTCACATAGTG